AAAAGCCTTATTAAAAATACCTTTCATTATAGCTAATGTTTGTTTAGCGTAGCCGTCCTCTTTTTTTTGATTCAATAGTTCTTGTAGTGTAGCTGGTTTAATATCCTTTAAATAGTAATCACCAATTGCTGGGTGGATGTGTTTATCTAACATTCCTCGATAATTCTTTTGAGTGTTAAGTTTTAGTTCAACCTTTACATAGTTTTCAAACCAATGTTCAAGGTAATCATGTGTTGAAATATTATTGTTAACAGGTAGCGTTCCGGTTGTCTGGTATTCATGGATAACTTTATTTAACGTTTCCTGTGCCTCAGTCTTAGTTTTACCTGCGTATCGTTCAATTTGATTTCTCTTTCCGTTTATTTTAGCTAGGTCTAAAATATAATACCAGCTGTTTCCTCGTTTACGTAATGAACCTCTCATTTCGTATTTCCTCCTTACAAATTCAGTTTTAAGGTTAAAAGTAGGGGATAAACCTATATTTTTACCTTTTATTTCGTATTATTTGGCAATTTATACGAATGTATGTTCTTTTTTTATTTTAAAGAAAAGCCTCGTCATGAGGCTAGTTTCTTAATAGTTCTATTTTTTTATCTAATTGAGACATTTTTATCGGCTGAATATCGACATTATACTGTTCTTTTACCTCACCGTATACTGATTTAATTTCAGAATAGTTCTTTAAGTCGTGATTTAAATCATCTAGAATCGCAAAATAATCTGCTTCTTTACTACCTTGCAGCATACTAACGTCCATACTTAAAACTTTAGAGTAGTTTAAATCATTTGGAGAATTAATAATTCTAATTAATTTGTCTTTTTTGGAGCGAGTTGGAATGGAAAAATCAAAGATGAATGTAATTCCTCTTTTTCCGATTGCTGGAAATTTTGTAGAATATAATATTTCTTCTTTATCCAAAGCCAATGAAACAGTTTCAAAAGTGGAATTAGCTTCATAATTAGGCCTCAATAAGAATAAATCATTAATTTTTAGAATTGCTTGTAAAAGTCTATGTTTTGAAACTGGAAATTTATCCATATTAGATTTAATAAACAACTCATTATCCTTACTATCAAACTCTATTCCATAATCATCACATATGTCAGTAAGAATATTTTTTCTTTTCTTAGTTTGATTAGAAATTTTAAATCCAATACTTTTTAAATTAGCTAATGTATATCCATCATCAGTAATTAAAACTTGATTATTACTTAGAAATTCAACGTATAACACGATATGATCAAAGTCATTATCAAGGAATGGAGTATCAATTCGTACAACATCTTTATCGAGTTGAGTGTAGTTCATGCTATCCATTATCCAATCAGAATATTGTTTCTTTAGTCGTAGAAGTTTACTCATTGCATTCTCCTCCTTTATCTATTTTATGTTAGTATACAATGTAAATTGATTAAACGCATCTGTTATATTTGAAACATTTGGAAAATCTGAAATATCTATTGGATAAGCAATTCGATCTCTTTTAGGGTATTGGTTACTATAGAAATGAATATGGTCTCCAATAATTTGTGTACTATCTGGATTTGTATGGTTAGAACCTATGTCTATTCTGATAAGTTGATGATACTTATTAGTAAACCTTAGGTTAATGCTATACCTGTTTGATTCTCTTTTTCCCCTAAAGATATGAAGAGTATATTCAATATTGTCGATTATTCCGATTACAATTTCATCAATATCTATTTTTCCAAACATTGATGATAACTCATTGTTAATATCATCGATAACAAATAGTTTTGATGGGTTTTTTAAAGATTTAATCAGTTCGTTAACTTCATCATCATTTAAATTATCTAAATCCATTTCCATCCTCCTTATTATTTTTTATACCTTACTCCCAGCAAAGGGGAGAAGCCTCGAAAGGCTTATTTATAAATTTTTTCCAACTGCACCAACTCTTTAACTAATTTAGGATTTCCTGCAGGTATAGGAACAATTTTCTTATCAGCTAAAATACTATTTAGATATTTTGTCATATAGTCGTCATCTGCCAAATCCTTAGGATCCTGATGCCAGTGAGATGGCATAGGGTAAACTGAAACTGAACCATCAAAATTACTTGAATAGAATATTTGCCCTTGAGCAGATGCGTTTCCAGTAAGTAAAATTGTGTCTTGTGGCCAATTTATGTTAAGTTCACTTTTAGGGAAATATAATGGCTCACCTTTTTTTACAAAAGAGATATTTAGATTAAAGTTTTCTCTGCCAATTCTATCAAGATAATCTTCTCCCATAACAGCTAACCAAACTCTAGCATACTCAATTTCTTCATCAGAGTAGGGTAGAAGCTCTGTTGGTAAATTTCTGTTGTTTTCAGACGTTTTATCTGTTAATTCAACATCTTTGAATGTAGATGCCGTAGTCTGTTTTGTAGAGTTACTTGTTACTGATTCATTAATAGTAGGCTGGGGTGTTAAATCCGTAACCTCTTTACTTTGAGTTCTAGAACCTATCATATAACCAATGCCTAAGATAATGATTCCAGAAAGTATAGCTATGATTATATTCTTTTTATCTTTCATTTATCCCAACAACTCCATTTTCTTCCTATCAAACTCTTCCTGGGTGATGATACCATCATCAAGTAGTGCTTTAAACTCTCTTAACTGAGTAGCAACGTCAGGAGTAGGAGAGGTAGGGAATTCTTGTGCTTGGCTGGCGATGTCGTCTAACACGGATAAAACATTTTGAGCATATTTTACATATTTATCATATTCTTTACTGCCTTTTTCAACTTTCTTTTTATCGAAAATTTTAACGTAATAAGTATTTTTGATAGATTCTTTCATAGAAACTCGAATTTCCATTTTATTTATAATCTCTTTGCTAGTTTTCTTTTTCGAAAGCCCACCTAAAACAGCGCCAGCTCCACCAAAAAGAACACCACCGACAACAGCACGACCGACACCGATTCCACCTTTAGTAACAGTTGAACCATTCTCTTGTAATTCATAAGAAAGTAAATTTTGATATTCAAGTGGTAATAGAATACCTTTTAATTTGAATTGTTTAGTCTTTTTGTTTACTTGGATAAACCCTTTGAAATCACCATTTACAAACATACCTTTATCAAATAATCCCATTCTCAAAACTCCTTTTAAAAATAAAATTTCTCATACTCATCTTCCAACATAAATTCATTTTGCATCGCCTGAAAACTCTCAGGCATATCCCCAGTATATTCAACAAAGAAATTGATTAAGAGGATAGAAGTGAATTTGTTAGCTTCATACTCCATTTTACTTTGTTGTAAACTCCCTAATGTGTAATAACTAATTAATCCGTTATGTAACAATACATGACAAATCTCATGAGCCATAACAACGAATCTTCTTGGTGAATCAATTAAGTTTGAATTTAAAACAATCAATGGTTTCCCAATCACATTCGACGTTTGTCCTTCAAACTCAGATGATGCATCAACGTACTTGTATTCAATTCCTTCGCTTTCGGCTATCAGGAAAGGATTGAATGTTTTCGCTCTATTATAGATAGGAGCGAGTCTATTCATCAATCTTTCTTCATACAATTACATCACCACTTATTTTTCTTTTTGTTCCTTTAACCGTTCCCAGAAAACTTGAGTAAGAACTGCATTAATTCTTTCTTTATCTTCTTCATTCAACTCAACACCGTTATAAGCCATAGGCACATTTGATTTAAGCATATCTTCTAATTGAATTAAATCATCTTGCGTTGCCCAGTCGGGTGTTGAATTTTTACCAAGCAAGAAATCTGTAGTTACAGAAAACAACTCAGATAATTTTATTAACTCATCAGAGGAAACTTTTCTTGTTCCGTTTTCTATTTTATTCATGACAGACTTCTCAACACCTAAACGCCTTGCTAATTCGGCTTGTGACCAATCATTAGACTCTCTTAAATTAATTATTCTTCTAATTAAATCGTTCATTAAAACACCTCCGTTACTTATTTCGCAACTTAATTTTATCATCGTTTCTAAAAAAGATACGAAAAGTACCTAAAATCGCTACTTTTATATTGACGTATCTAAAATCGCAATGTATACTATGAATATAAAGTTGCTAAAATCGATACAAGAAAGGGGCGACAACATGATTTACAAAGTAAACTTAGACTTGATTAAAGAAACTAGGCAAGATAAAGGTTACTCTCTAAATGACATGGCTATAAAGCTTGGATTTAACAATAAATCTAAATATTATAGACGTGAAACAGGTGAGTACAAATTTCAACCCGAAGAGTTACCTGCATTAGCTAAGATCTTAGGGATTCCGATTGAAAAAATTTTCAGTTCGGAGTATCGAAAATCGAAACAAAAGGAGGTAGTTTAAATGGAACAAGAACACAACGGCTACTTTAAAGTTGGTGACGGTATAGAAATAAGTGGTCAATTTTTCGGAATAGTAAAAATAGTTGATGGTGATTTGATGTGGATTCATAAAAAAATTAATAGTTCATTTCCAGAAACTATAATTATTCAAGATTTAGAAGTCTACAAAAATGAGACAGAACATTTCTATAAAGATAAATATTGGATAAAAAAATGTTCTATCCCATCAGATTTTTCTTTCACATCATATAAAGAATTAACGTAGAGATTTGACCCATTCAGATTGACCGATACGAACCGCATAAACTTCATATTCATAGTTTTCTCTTAAATGCTTTTCAGTATCGAATTTATTTTGAGTAACACCTTTTACTAAAAAGAATTGTTCTGAAGGTGCTAATCCTAAAGTATCCCCAACTCTAGGTAAAGAGTGAAGCTGTATTAAATCATTCTCTTTATCAGTTAAATTATGAAAAAAGACTTCAACCATCATTTTCACCTCGCTTAATATATTTCAGCATGGCAGTACTGATAACTAATTATAGCAAGGAAGGTAACAAAAGACTTTCAAGTCTTAATTATATTTTATTACAAAAGTGAGCGTATTAGGGCTCAATCGATACGAAATGAGGAATATCAATGACTGAAAAAGAGAAAAAAGAAAAAATCGCATTTATCTTAGCGATTAAACCAAAAATGATTCATATTATCAAGTTCGCGACAGATGAACAAGTACAAATACACTTTGAACAAGCTCAACAATTTGCTGAAAGGGAATTGAGTGAAGCTTGTTACGGATAGGAGAGATTTGAAATGACAAGTCATGTATTAGCGAGTCCGTTAATGGATGCATTAGCAAGAAATGATTATCAACAAAAATTTATAGCAGGTGAATCTAAAACACCACAAGCAACGTTTAGTGACCATGTAACAGGTAAAAAAGCTGTGACGATTCAAAAAGCAGAGCAATACGCTGAATCAATTAATGATTCAAAATTCAGTTTAGAAATGGCATACATCTTCTTTGGAGCAGTATCAGCTATGACAGGAGATAAGTATCAGAATAATCCTTTAGCTTTAGATATATTGCAGCAAAAAGAATCGAATGAGCGGAAAGCTAAGAAAGACAGGGCTTTAGAAGTTCTTACTTTAAATGACGGTACATTAAGTCGTGAAGACAAAGATATCATTTTAGATTACTCAATGGAGTTCCTGGATGAAATTATGGTCGAAACAACAATGTTAGTATCGCTTCTTGAATTATGTGATGTGACAGTAAACAGAGCAGTTGAGAAACGTATGCCATATTGGCAACAGAGAGGCTACATGAGAAAGGGGAATTAAAATGATTCAAGATATTTACACAGTTAAAGAATTAGCTCAAAAGTGGAAATCTAGTCAAGAAACAGTAAGAAATTTGATTCATGACAAACGATTAAGACCTATGAAAATGCCTACTCTTATTATTCCGCTATTTGAGGTAGAACGATTCGAGAAGGAAATGGTAGCTACTCAAGAGGATTTATCAAAATACGCAGATAAACAGTTTGCTAAGAAGTATCTTGACGCAAAAGAACCTACTCCAATAGTAGAAATTAGAAAAAAGGAGCTACAAAATGCATAACGACTGGAAAGGTGTAGCAGCAACTATCGTAGTGATAATTATTATGTTTGCTGTAGTTGAGTTCAAAGATAGGAGTAAGTGATGGTCCCACAAATATTAGTTGGTATTTTAGTAATTATCGGTTTAGGAGGTATCTATTTTGGATTTAAAGAAATTTCTTGGAGGAAAGATCATGAAAAAAGTGTATGAGGGTAGAATTATCGGGTTTGGATTAATACTTTTTGTTATAGGTGGATTAGGCTTCGCTAAGTTTGGTAAAGACATATTTTTATCACTTATACCAGTAGCTATGATTTGGTTTATGAACTACGAATTTAATAGTTATGAGGCTAAGTTTGGACATGAAAGAGGTGATGAAGAGTGAGAGAAATTACGTTTAGAGCATGGTGTAAATTAGAAAAAAATCTTTACGATTGGGAACAAGTTAAAAAAGAATTTACTTTTGAGTATTTAGATGATAGAGGTTTGGTGTTTCAACAATACACAGGATTAAAAGATAAAAACGGTGTTGAGATTTATGAGGGAGATATTTTGTCAAACGGAACAACGTGCTGGCAAATTACGTTTAATCAGTCAGATTGTTGTTTTGAAGCTGTCGAACAAAATGGATTGAAAGAGAAATGGGATGTGAAATCTGTTTCGATGGGAGTTTGTATGAGCCCTGGTACTGTCATCGGCAACATCTACGATAATCCAGAACTATTAGAAACAAAAAATCTAGCTAGTGCTGAGAACACTAACTAGAAACGAGATATTGCATAAATTTATTTGAATCAATTATAACACAAAATGGAGGATTAGAAAATGACCAACAAAACTATTGAGTTAGTATCTATTGAATTAATCAACTTCAAAGGTGCTACTCATTTCAAATTAGAACCAAAAGGCGCAGACGTTGATGTTTATGGTAAAAATGGAGCAGGTAAGACCACAATCTACGATGCTTTCACTTGGTGCTTGTTCCATAAAGATTCTAAAGAAAAGACTGAATTTGACTTTGAACCAAGGGGAAATGACGTTGACGAGTTAGCAGGAGTTAGTGTTTCTCTTATTCTTTCTGTTAATGGGACTGAGCGAAAATTTACTAAAGAATTGAATAAGAAGAAAAATGTTAAAAGTGGCGGAATCAATAAAGAGCCAGTTTACTATGTTGATGATCTAAAACTTAATACTAAAAAAGCTTATGACGAGAAAGTCGCTGAGTTGATTGATAAGGACAAATTCAAGTATTTAACTAATGGCAGCTACTTTATGGAAAGCTTAAAAGCTTCTGAACGTCGAGAAATCTTATTTGAATACTTTGGTTCTAAAACAGATGAAGAGATTATTGAGTCTAACAAAGAGTTATCACCATTACTAAAATATCTTGGTACATCATCACTTGAAGATGAGAACAAGAAGTTACTTCAAAAGAAACAGTCCCTTGAGAAATCTATTAAAGAAGTTAATCCACAAATTAAAGGGATTAGAAAAGCGTTACCTGATATTACTGAAATTAATCAAGAAGCTTTAAATACTGAAAAATCAGAGCTTTTTATCTCAATTGATAAAGAAGAACAGGACTTATTAGCTCTTAAAAATGGTTCTGCAGTTACTGATAAAAAGAATTTTATTAAAGAAAAAGAAAGTCAGCTAAGAGCTGCTGAAACTGATTATTCTTCTAATCAGAAAAAGAAAACGGCTGATTTAGAGGATAAAAGAAGTGAGTTAAGAATAGCTTATCGTGAAGTAGAAAATCGTTTAACTGATGCTAATGAAGAAGAATTTGCAACAGCTTTAGAAATTGAAAAAAATCAAGAATATCTTAAACGATTAGAAACTGAGTTAACTAATTATGGGAAGCAACTTGATAAAATTGAGGAATCTACTTATGAACATGAAGCTTTTATTCCTCAATCATTTGATGAACATCAACTAGCATGTCCGACATGTAAACGAGCTTGGGAATTTGAAGATCAAGAAGAAATAAGAGAAAACTTTGAGTCTAGTGAAAAAGAACGACTAGCTAAATATGAGCAAGAAAAAGCAGCAGCTATTAAAGCTTTTAATGACCACAATGATGCTGAATTTGAACGTATCAACCAATTAGGAAAAGAAGCTAGCGAAGAAATTGAAGTCATTACCGAGAAAACTAATGATTTAAAAAATGTTTTATCAGCTAAAAAAGAAACAGTAGCTAAAATTACCCAAGAATTAGAGCAAGCAAAACTTGAAGGTGAAAAAGTTGCTGCTCAAATTAAAGATATTACTGATAATTTAGTACCTTTCGTTGAATCAGAAGAGTATGCCAATATTCAGGCCGAAATTGCTGAATTAGAGAAAGAAATTACTGAATTGAACAAATCTATTGAATCATCTGTAGAAGCAAAACAACAGATTATCAGTGGGTTTAAAGCAGAGGTAAGAGCAATTGATGAAAAGCTAGCGGTCGTTAATGAGTACAACAGACAGCAATCAGTTATTAATCAGTTGATTGAAGAAGAAAAGCAGATGTCAGCTGAAAAAGGTGAGATTGAAGCTGAGTTATTACTCTTTGAAAACTTCTTTATTACTAAAGTTAGCTTGTTAGAAGAAAACATCAATAAAAATTTCAAATTTATCCAGTTTAAACTTTTCGATTATTACGACAACGGAAATCTAGATGAGTCTATCTGTGAACCAGAACTAAATGATGTGAGATATCGTGATATGTCAAATGGGGAGCAAATCAAAGCTAAAATTGATATCTGTGACACGTTGATGAGAGCAGAAGGCATTTATGTACCTTTATTCCTAGACAACGCTGAGGGGTTAACAGAAACCTTTGAAACAGATACACAAGTCATTGCTTTAAATGCAAGTAAAGAAGATAACTCTTTAAGAGTTAATGTTCAAAATATTAAATCGGAGGTAGCAGCATAATGGGAAATCAAGTAGCAGAAAGAAAAGAAGTTAATCCAACTAATAATCAAAATTTAACAGATATTTGGTCAAATCCAGATGCGTTTCAAACAGCAATGAGAATGGCTAAGGCTTTATCGTCATCAACAATCGTACCTAAAGATTATCAAGGTGAAAAAGGATTGGGAAATAGCATGATTGCCTTAGAAATGGCTAATCGCTTGAAAACAAGCCCTTTAATGGTGATGCAAAACCTTTATGTTGTTAACGGTCGTCCGGCTTGGTCAAGCCAATACATTATCGCAATGATTAATAACTCAAAAAAATATAAAACAGAAATTCAATTCGAAATGAAAGGCAAAGGTGATACGCTTGAGTGTACTGCTTACGTTGAAGATTATTCTGACCGAGTGATTAAAGGGCCTAAAATTACTATGGAAATGGCTAAGGCGGAAGGTTGGGTTAGCAAAAGCATGTCTAAATGGAAAACAATGCCCGAGGTCATGATTCGATATAGAGCAGCTTCATTCTTTGGTCGTTTGAATTGCCCTGACATGATTATGGGATTGTATTCAGTTGAAGAAGCTAAAGACATGGATGCTGATTTTAAAGTAGTTGATGCTGTCGATGAACTTAATCAAGAAGTTGAAGAACACGCGAATAAGATTCCTATTGATTTTGAAACTGGCGAAATAAAAGAGAATCAGGAAGAAAAGAAAGAACTTCCTGAATCAACTGAAACTATTGGAACTAAAATACCAAATCAAGAAGAAACTCAAGAAACGCTTTTCAATAATTTAAGTGATTTAGAGAAAGAACAACCACAAAAAAGAAAGCGTGACTTCTAATGTTAGAGGTCATAGTGAATGGCTCATCATCTAAAGGAAATAATTACATTCTAGTAGATGGTGAGTCCTCACTAATGCTTGAAGCAGGTATTAAGTTCAAAGAAGTGCTAAAAAGTGGTGCTTCTTTGAAAAATGTAGTCGGACTTTTAGTCACTCATGAGCACGGAGATCATATAAAACATACTAACGATATTCTAGCCAGTGTGAGTTTTGATATGTACGCAACTCAAGGAACGATTGAAGCTGGTATTGATAAAGGTTTTCTAAGTGATAGAGCAAAATATCGCTATAAAGCAATTGAAGTAGGTAAACAGTTTATGCTAGGCGGTTGGAAAATAATTGCTTTTGATGTTAATCATGACGTTGCAGAGCCTGTTGGTTATCTCATAGAGTCACCAAGTAAAGAAAGAATAGTTTTTATCACTGACACGATTTATTGCCCTGTGAAGTTCCCTAGCGGTATTACACATTGGCTAGTTGAGTGTAATCACTCGGTTGATATTTTAGACGAGAATGTGGAACAAGGTATTATTTTACCATTCTTGCGTGACCGGATTATAAAAAGTCACATGAATTTAGAAACATGTAAAGACTTTTTTAGAAACAATGATTTAACAAGTGCAAAACAGATTCTACTTCTTCATTTAAGTGGCGAAAACAGTGACCCACAACGATTTAAGCAGGAACTTGAAGAAGTGATAGGCAAAACAGTAGAAATTGCTAGGAGGAAGAAATAATGGGAGAGATTGCAGATTTAATTTTAGAAGGAGTTTACTGCCAATGTTGTGGAGCAGTTATGGATGATTTGATTGTTAAAGGTTCTAAATTTTTAAAAGAGGGACCTGGTCACCAAAGAAATTGTTCAGACTGTGAAGGTGATTTAGATGATTAACAATGTAGTCCTAGTCGGAAGACTTACTAGAGATCCAGAGCTTAGATTTACCAGTAACGGTTCAGCTGTTGCCAGTTTCAACTTGGCTGTTAACCGTAACTTTACCAATGCAAGTGGTGAACGTGAAGCAGACTTTGTTAATTGCGTGATATGGCGTAAACCTGCTGAAACATTAGCAAATTATGCTAAGAAGGGCACTTTGATAGGTGTCGTAGGTCGTATTCAGACAAGGAACTATGAGAACCAGCAAGGTCAAAAAGTTTTTGTTACAGAAGTAGTATGTGATAACTTTCAATTACTTGAGAAACGTGATTCAAGTGAATCTCAATCGAATAAAGGTTTATCAAACGAAGAGTTGCAAGGGTACACAGAAATCAATCTAGCGAATAATGATCCGTTTGGTGGTTCTAGTCAGATTGATATAAATGATGATGATTTACCGTTTTAAATAAATCAGAAGGAGGATAACTAGTTGGCTATATACAGACAACTTCACACCACTTTCTGGAAGGATGATTTTATTGGGGAATGTAGTCAGATAGAGAAGTTGTTTTATCTCTATCTGATTTCAAACGATAAGACAACCCAGAGTGGTGCTTATGAATTTAGTTACAGATACGCTCAGTTTGAGCTTGGGATATCGAAAGAGGAAGTTAATAGACTCCTTGATTTCTTTGTCTCTAATGGAAAGATACGTTTTAACAAAGAGAATAACGAAGTTCTTTTAGTGAATTGGTTGAAATACAATAGCGCTAGATCACCAAAAGTGGCACCAGTTATTGATAAAGAGCTGGATAATCTAAAAACAGTTGAATTCAAATCAGAAGTTGTCATGAACTGTATGAAATTAGATTATCCTATTAAAACTAAATTAGAAGATTTATACCCTATCGATATAGTATCTGAAAATGAAACATACCCTATCGATACGATACTGCAACCAGAACCAACACAGAACCAACACCAACATATAACCAACAGTAGCAGTAAAAAAGAAACGCTAAAAGATTTTGCTGCTACTTCTGGAATTAATCCGTTTGATTTTTATCAACAAAACTTCGGTGTTTTAGCACCAGTTGTGAGTGAATCTATAAATCATTGGGTTAAAGATATAGGTGTTGAATTGGTCATTGAGGCTATGTCTAGAGCTGTTAAAGAGCAGAAAGGTTTCAGATACTCTGAGGGTATTATGAAGAATTGGGCTAAGAGAAATATATTAAGCATGGAAGCAGTTAAAGCAGATGATGCTGCTTTTCAAAATAGGCAACAAAGCTATTCAAAATCATCAACTCGCAAAGAAACCCTACCCGATTGGGCATCATCAGAAAATCAAATCTACGAAGAAACACCTCTATCACCTGAGGAAGAGGCAGAAATGAGAGCGAAAATCGAAAGGTTGAGTCAACCTAAACAACAAGCAGGAGGATAGCTATGAAATATAGAGCTTGGGACAGTGAAAAACAAAAAATGTATGAAGTTGGTAAAGAGCCTAACATCCATTTCGAATTTACTGAACAGGGCATACGTGGCATTGATATGCTGCGTTCTGATGGAAAAGGCGGCTTCAAAGTTTTGGACCACTTAATTTATATGCAAGATTCAGGAATGAAAGATAATCAGGAGGTTCCGAATCCGATTGTTGCTAATGACATCGTTAAGAAATACGTGCATTCATACTCTAATTATTATGCAGAAGGACCTGGAGGTATTGGACTTGGTGGTCAAGAAACTCATTTTGAAGGCTATCACTATGGAATCGTTAAGTACAGACCATCTAGAGGTTTCTTTTTACAAGTATTTATGACTGAGGATGAATTCGATGGATCCTTTAAACCATATAAAACTGATGGCGATATTACTCAATATCGTTCAGAAGTCATAGGAAATATCTTTGAGAATCCAGAATTACTAGAGATACCTAAAGAAGTGATTAGTGCATAAACTACACAGACCAGTTGAACAGTTTCCAAAACGGAAAGAGTTGAAATTATGGAATATGAACAGCTAAATTTGTTTTCAGATATTAATAGCAGTGATAGCAAAGTTTTATTTTATGGTTCATTGCAAGACGAAAACTGGAAAACTAAAACTCATGTAGTTGATGGAGTACCAAATATTGTTATGGATGCAAGTAGAGAATTAACCAAAAATGAGCTTAAAGATTTATGCAGAAGTGCAGTTAAGATTGTTAGAGCAACTTACGGTTTTTATGTTTTCTATATCGAAAATAATATTAAAAAAGAAATTTTTATTCGTTTTATTAACGAGACGACTAAATCTAGGGTTGATGTGTTTCAGTTTATAGATTTGTATTTCGATAGCGAAGTGGAATTCGACAAAAATGTTAAGAGTTGAGGAGGAAGTTGGAGAAGTTGCTACTGCTTTAACAAGAAGTGATAAAGATGAATTGAGAGACGGTATCGGCGATGTAGTGGTTACTCTAATCATACTAGCTCAGCAAAACGGAATGAGTTTAGATGAATGTTTAGATCAAGCATATAGTGAAATCTCAGGACGGACAGGCAAGATGGTGAACGGTGTATTTGTTAAGTCAGAGGATTTAGCAGATTGAGAGAGGGATATTAGAGTGACGAAAAACGAGATACAAGAGATATACAAATTAAGTAGTGATTTTAGTCGCAAAATGTTGTGGATCAGTATCAAAAATTTATTCGGAAAAGAAAAATTGGCAGAACCTCACTGGTTGGATGATACACGTTGGTGGAATCTGCCTTACAAGGAGGACTAACATGCAAATATATCAAGTTGAAAGACAAGATGGTAATAATTTTAGGTAAATAAAAAAAGCTTACTAAGAAGCAAGCCTTTCCCCGAAAGATTTTAAAAAATCTTCATCCCCACAGGAATGAATTATATCATAATTTTTATTTTAGGAAAATAGAAAAAAGCCTATCCATTGAAAGATAGGCATATCTAATATAAATAAGAATTATGGGGATAGGGAAGAGACTTATAAATATTAGATAAAGCTAGTTGAAGCTTGTATATACATTACCAAAAAATGAAGATGAATGCTATCTTTTTCTAAGAAAATGAGAAAGGTATTGTTAAGAAATTTTATGCCTTAGTACACAAGGAGGGGAACATTTGGGGTATTTAGACAAACTAAAAAAAGTTCAAGGCAATCTGGAAAATTTAGATAATAAAAGTAAAGATGAAGTTATCAAGTTTGCTCAATTGATAGTCAAAATGAGTATAAAAAAAGACTGATAGCTAAAAAGCGATATCAGTCTTGATTAATAAATTTTATTAATTGTAAAAAGTATAAACATGTCTGAATTCTAAATTTAACATTTCTAAATATCTACTGCCTAGCGGTGTTAAAACACAAGCGTCTTGATAACTAGTTATATCAGCTCCATTAGTTTTCGTAGATAATCTATGTTCCGTTATCATTTCCATAGCAAAAGAAAAGTTATTTCTAGGTGTGTGCATAGGTGATTTAGGATTTGTATACGGTCTGGGTCCAACATTTTTAAATTTATTAATATTGTTGAGCATCATCCTGAGAGTCATATCAATATTATTCATAAAAATCATGTCCTTTCTAGAACAAGTTAAGTGTAACACGAATAACAAGTAATAGCTCGTTGATACAATTATTGATAGGTTGCGAAGAGAATAGAGTAAATGAGACAAATAAAAAGAGCACTCAACAAATTTCTGAAGAATGCTCTTTCTATGGGGCGCCTCTGTGGTTACGCCATAATTTGGACAGGGATCGATTTAGTGTTTTGAAATTCTTCACCCTGTGTGGAACGATTACAGAGTTTCCAATATTCATCATATCTCCATCTCCCTTCTATATGACAAGTATAACACGAAAACGTTTTAAAAGCTTATAAATAGACTTTTATATAAAAAATAAGCATCTACCTGTCATGGAAATAGGTAAATGCTCTCAGTACGAATATGAAATATTCATTAGGTAAGTTACTCCTTATGCAATTTTTTGTAATTCAGATACTGCGTTTTGAATCGTTGTACCAGTTGCAGATTTAGATTCATCCTCTTTTGAAAAAACGATGAATAAGTTTAATTCTGTGTCTAGTGTTACACGATATTCTAATTGTTTGTTATTGAATGTCATATACATTCTCCTTTCTGATGTAGATTAAAAGGCGACTCGATAAGTCATAACGAAATTCCATTAATCAATATACCATTATTTTAAAATATTATCAAATAATTGAACTGGAAAAAGACTTCAAATCCTATATACACAACAAAATGACAAATAAAAAAAGCAGCAAGATCACTCTTGCCACTCAAATAAATCGCCTGATAACGATATTATAACAAGGAGCTGGCAAGATTGGAACTAAAAACAATGGATTTAAACGATATAAAAGAACTCGAAGGAAAGAATGCTCTAGTGATTATCAGCAATGGCCAGATGAAAGCAGCGGAATTGCCAAAGTTTGGAATTGTAGAAATTACTAGCCATGACGAAAAAGTCACTTTTGTAGAACAGAAAATTAAAAGCAAGTTTTAAAACTAAATATTATCTGACCAGACAACTGGAGGATATCTTGATGAACGTTTAATACGTTTGTTGAGGTGTCCTCTTTTTTTATTTTAAGGAGGAAATAAATTATGACTTGGAAGTATGCTGATGAACTAGAGCGAGAATATATAAATGATTTAGAGGGTGTTAAACAACGATTAGAGTTCTTAAAGAAAAAAGAAGCCTATTTATCGAAGTTAAAAAAAGAGTGCGAAGAACAAGGTAAATGGAAGAAAATACCGATAATTGTTGAAGAACGTGCAGATGCTAGAAAAAGAATAAAGATCTTAGGCGAAGTTATCTCTAGTTCTATGTACTCAATTGAGTGGTTACGTGATGCTAAAGAACCAGGAGCAAGACGTGAAATTAGTAATCGTTCAAGATACCAGCGTACTCAGTTATGGTCCAATATGGATTTAGTTGTAGTGAATAAGTTTAGATTTGATAGTGAGAATCTATCAGATGATGATTTAAAGAAGTTAGATGATTACATGAGTTGCTTAACTGATAGAGAAAAAGAAGCAATTAACTCAGTTGTGGCCAAAGGAAATAGTTATCAAGAAACTGCTGAATATATGGGAGTTTCAAGGTCAACGGTTCAATCTTATGTGAACAGAGGTATGGAGAAATTGAATAAATCTCTAATTGATGGTGCGCAAACGTCCCTTTTTTAGTATGATTGTATGGAAAAGGAGTGGTTGATTTGGAAATTAATACGTGGACCGTCTTAAGTTCGATTGGATTTGGTACTATTGCAGCTAGTTTTATTAATAATGGATTTAATATATTTTTAAGTAACAGAAAAACTCAAAGGGAGTTAGAATCTATTGCCAAAAATCAAGTGAACGAAGGTAAAAATAATAGAGCAAAATTATTAAGGGAAGTTTATCAAGTAATTGCAAAAGATGAGATAGATGCGAATAAAGAAATGCATGAAGATAACAAAAAAATAAAAGAAAGATTAAATGAAATTATCGAAACTCAAGGTGAGCAGAAAAACGAAAACGAAAGAATAGCAAATAGCATAGAATTAATAAAAACTCAACAAACTGATAAATGGGAGCAAAAAAAGATAGATGCTGATATTATTTCTAAATCAATAGTTGACTGGCTTGAATTAGCTCGCGAAATAGCATCAAGTATTAGTTCAAGTGCATCAGAAACTAATGCTGCTTATATTCTTTACAGAGGATATTCAGCGCAAGGTTTATTGTATGGAGGATTAGGAAAAGAAGAAGAAGCGGATATTATGCTTGATTATATGAACAACGAGGTGCTTAAAGCTACACAATCATTAAATGTATTCTTTAAAAGTAAATACAAATTTAAATTATTATTTGGTAAAAATAAAGAAAATGATAATTTGCTAAATTATGTTGAAAAAATCGAAATATTTCTGAGTGAATATGCACAATCTCAAATGAATGATGACACTTTAGAATTTATTGAAAAAAGCGAAAAAAAAGATGATGAGTTTGAAAAGATAATGGATGATTTCATTGAAGAATGCAGAATTTATTTTAAAGCAGAATGGGTTAAAGCTAAAAAAGGAACATTTAACAGTAAGTTAACATCCGATCAACGACCGTTTAAATAATATTGCCATACAACCACCACCAATAGTTGAGGGGTGGTTCCCTCATCCTCCCAAGAAAATAGATTTATCAGAAATAGCGTACGGCGGTCGAGGGTTAGTTTAATTCAAACATCCGTCTGATAAACGGAAGATGACGTGAAAATCGTTACCTAGGACTATCGCGCTATTCGACACATAACTTGTCAAAGGGTTATGTGTCTTTTTTGTATTGAAAAGAAAGAAGGTGGTAGCATTGTCGGAAATCAAAGAACCAACTAAAGCAACGAAAAAGAAGTACGATGTGTTTGTATTGAGCTATTTGAATACTTTCAATGCTACTAAGGCAGCTATTGATGCAGGTTATTCTCCTAAATCAGCTCGACAACAGGGTTCGACCTTACTGTCACATCCGTACATCAAACAAAAAATTGTTGAAGAAATGAAGAATCTACGTAAACGCATGGAAGACGAGGGTTTGCGTAGTTTTGTTAGTCTTTTGAACATTGCGATTGAAACCGATACTAAAATTCAACGACACGATGAGGTTGTTGATGAAGTCGAGGTTCTCCAAGAAGAAATTTGGGAGCTACAAGATGAACTAACCTTGTTAAATCGTGATATTAGTGTTTTGAATGAGAAAAACAAAGACATTGACGGTCGAAAAACTGAAAACAAAGAGCTAAAACAAGAGTTGAATCAACAATTAAACGGGTTGAGCGATGAAGCTTTTGAACTTACTAACAATATTCATAAGTTAGCTCGAAGAAAAGACCATCTTTATAGAGATTATCTTCCGTCTAAAGATTGGGAGAAACTACAATCACTTAAAAAGAGCATCTACCAAGATATTCTTGATCGTGGAGGTTTTAAAGCTCTAGATAAAGTAGAACATTCTGGAAGTATTGGAGTATCTAATCCTTTTACTGGCTTAACAGAAGACGAATTGAGGCGATTAGCCAATGGCAACGACTCAACTTGATATGGATAAAATTAAAGAGGAAGCGAAAAAGGAGTTAGCAAGACGTAATTTTGCTGACTTCTTTTCTTATTCTCACGGTGGTATCTATGCACCGTTAAGACACCAAACGTATATAGCACCTTATTTGCAACGTATTGCAGATGGTGAAAGATTATTTTTAATCGTGGAATTGCCACCACAGCATGGGAAATCAACTTTTATTACTGAGACATTCCCAGCATACTATCTGATGAAGAATCCAGAAAAGTTAGCAATGGTTGTTTCATATTCAGAAGAACTTTACAAAAAGTTTGGTCGTAAAAACCGTGAGAAATTCAGAACTTACAGTGAATCATTATTCGATTTAAAAATCAGTTCTGATACGGCTAGTGTTTCGGAATGGGGAATTGATGGTCATCTAGGGCAGTTGTACAGTACATCAATCCTTGGTGGTGCTACTGGTCGTGGTTCTTCACTTCTGATTATTGATGATCCAATCAAAAATAGGGCTGAGGCGAATAGTAAAACGATTAGGGATAAGATATACGCTGAGTGGCAAGATACGTTTTACTCTCGTTTATCTGCTACGGGTTCAGTCATTATCATTATGACTAGGTGGCATGAGGACGATTTAGCAGGTCGATTGCTTAAAGAAGGTAATCTTCCGTGGGTTGAAATAAAGATACCTGCTATTGCTGAAGAGGGAGACTTATTAGGTCGTGAAATCGGTGAGTCGTTGGCTCCTGAAATCGGTAAAGATGAAGAATGGGCTAAACAAACAAAGGCTGTTTCTGGTTCTCGTGGTTGGGCTTCTCTTTATCAGCAGAGGCCGACTCCTGCAGGAGGAGATATTTTTAGACGTTCATGGGCTAAGTTTTACGTTCCAACAATTGAAATGAGAACTAAGCTAGGTTTAAGTGATGATGTTGTGATTTTACCAGATGACCTAGACAGACAAGTCCAGTCTTGGGATTGTACCTTTAAAAACAAAGAAACATCAGATTATGTCGCTGGTCATGTTTGGGGGCAGAAAGCAGCTGATTATTACTTATTAGATAGACATCATGAACGTATGGGAATAGTTGAAACAATGAAAGCTATTCAGTCTATGACAACAAGATGGCCTAACGCTCATGCTAAATATGTTGAGGATAAAGCCAATGGTTCAGCAGTTATTGAAATGTTGCAAAAGAAAATAGCTGGAATGGTTCCAGTTAATCCAGATGGTGGTAAAGAAGTAAGAGCTTATGCTGTTTCTCCTTTTTGGGAAGCAGGTAACGTTTATTTGCCACATCCGTTATGGAAACAGTGGTCTGATGAGATATTAGATGAACTAGAATCATTTCCAAATGGTGCTCATGATGACGACGTGGATGCTATGACACAAGCGTTAGTTAAAATGAGTAAACCTTTTGAAGTTAAAGACTTTAAACCTAGAATGCCAAAAATAAGAGGAAGGAGGTCGAAAGATTGAACTTTTATCAACGATACAAACGAAAAAGAGCGATAAATAAATCTAAAAAGTATTTAAGAAGTGTTCAAACAGCAGTTCATAAGAACGCTAAGAGGGCAAGAATGCAAGGTGGTAGAGAAACAACACCACTTTATAAACGTTGGTTACTCAATGAGGACATGCCTTTAAGACGAGCACCTCACAGAGAAAAACATATTCTTGAGACCTTGAAGTATTTACGTGATATCAATCCGGATGCGTCTATGGCAGTCTGGAATTTCTTGCGTTTAGCTAATCAAGGTCATACTGTTGAGGTCTTTGACCAAAATGGAGACAATGATGAAGCGGCGCAAGAGTATATCAATTCTGATTTAGCTCAACGAGTAGGAAAGTTATATAGTGGCGGCACTGATCAATTGATTAATGTTCTTAATTTGACTGGTTACACTGAGGGAGCTGTTGCTTTAGAGGTTGAATTAAACGAGTCACTTGATGATGTAGTAGATTTTCATGTGATTTCACCGTCACGACTGGACTTCATTATGGATAAAGAAACAGAGGAACTAGTTTTAGTTGAAAGAAAAATCGATGGAACATTTACCAGGTTAAACATGGAGCAAGTGTTTTATGTTCCGATTGACCCAGATGTTGATGATCCTTACGGTCGTAGCCCTATGTTGCCAGCTATTGAAGCTATTTTATTCCAAACAGAAGTGTTAAGGGATTTAAAAGCTGTTGCTCATCATCAAGGACATGCACGTTTTGATATCTCTGTATCAGCTGAGGCGATACTTAAAAACTTACCTCAACATGTATTGGATCAGGGGGACGAGGCTGTACAAGAGTTCGTTGATAGCTATATGGACGGTGTTTTTAGTCAATTTGAAGAACTAGAAGCAGATGACGACTTTCTTCATGATGACTCTGCAAAAGTTCAGACTGTTGGTGGTACTAATGGTAAATCAATGGATAGTAAATCATTAATAGAAATCATTAATCAACAGGTAGTTACTTCATTGAAGCAGCTGCCTATTTTGTTAGGTCGGAACGAGTCAACTACTGAAACGCACGGTTCCATCCAATGGGAAATACACATCGCTGGTGTAAAAAGTATTCAAAATGTTACTAAGCGGTTGCTTGAAAAAGCTTATACTGTTGCTTTACGTGTCCAAGGTAACCAAAGCACTGTAAAAATCACGTTCAATGATGTGAGAACTAAAGACAGAGCGCAAGAAGCTAACGCTGAGGCAATTGAGATTAACAATGAAATCATGAAAGTTCAACAAGGCTGGATTGATAATGATGAGGCATCGAACGTCATTACTGGTCACGATGCTGTTGGAGAGCCTAAACAACCGCAACAGTCAGATGCCTTAGGTTCTTATCAAGCCTTTTTACAGTCTAAGGCTAAACCTAAAGACGATGAGGATTTAGAAGGTGATGAAACAGGTCGTTATATTCGAAAGTTTCCCAGTAAAGCCCTCTTGGGAAAAAGGGGGCAACGTGGAGAACAAGTAAGCGATGAAGAAATATTTCAGTTATTTGACCAGATATTAGATGCATCAATGGATATCGCAAATGATGAGTTTTTAGGTGTATTAAAAGCGCAGTTAGATAATTACATTAAAAACATAAACAAAGCGCCAGAACCTCCAAAAATAGAACGAAAACAAGCTATTAAGCATGTTCGTGCTGATGAAGAGGAAGAATCAGATGACGAGTTAGAGCTTTGGCTAATGACTTACGTCTTTTTTGAAATGAATAAAGATGTTGAGCTGTGGCGTGGTGTGGTCGAATCGTGGCTAACTCAGGTTACTTCTGTTATCGGAAACGTGAATCTGTTGAATGTATTCGTAGATGTTCAGTTTAATCAAACAGATGAGCGTTTAATGGAATGGATTAACTGGCGTGCTGAGAATACAGCTATTCAAATAGTCGATACCAACAGAAAAGAAGTGTTGAAAGTTATCAATGAGGTGCTAAATGATGGACCTTATAGCGTTAAAGACGTTGCTAAAAAGTTAGAAAGTTCTTACATGTTTGATAAATGGAGAGCTGAGACCATAGCAAGAACTGAACTTCTTTCAGCTGGTTCAACTGGTCAGTTTGCTTCTGATTTGCAACTATATGATTTAGGTATTGTCATTGGTAAAGAGTGGCGTTCAGCTCATCAAGACCGTACGAGACAATGGCATAAAGATGCTAATGGTCAACGTGTTGGGTTTATGGATTTCTTTATTGTAAATGGTGAAAAATTAATGTTTCCGCGAGATAGCGAAAATGGGGCTTCTGCTGATAACGTGATTAGTTGCCGTTGTTGGTATAAGACGTTGTTCGCTGAGGTGGATGAATAAAAAGCCAAACTGAAAGTTAAGGATGGATAACATGGGACAATTAATTATTTTATGTATCACAGGTATAACAAGCCTTGCAATAGTTGCAAGTTTGTTAAATAAGTTATGTAAGTACAAATTTGCATATAGACAAAGTTTGCTAGGTGTTGAATCGGATGAAATTATCAAGGTTATTAACGGGAATGTTTCAAAAGATAATGAAGATAGAGGAATTCAATCTAAAGTTAAAGCTGCTGATGTTCCGTTACCACCAACATATGATGGTAGAGATTGGCATAGAAAACCTATAAAAAAAGAAGCAAATCCACCATTCCTAAAAGGCTATCAACCAAAAGGGAATGAGAAAAAAATACCAAAGCCTAAAAATATCAAATCTAATAGCCGTAAATAAATACAATAATTGAAAGGTGGTGATAAATAAATGATAGTTTCTAACGTGATGGCACCAATTAGAATTACATCTAGCAATGCAGATTTTAGCGACAAAGATTTAGAATTAATCAATCGTCATACGCTTAAACCTCTTGCTAGAGAAGATGTATTTGTCTACGAAGGCATTTGTTCATCTGATGCATTGGACAGCTATGACACACGAATGGACCCGACAACAACATTAAGAAACTTTGCTGATGATTTAATTCTTGGTACTGCTTTAATGGAAGGTCACAATACTGATAGAAACCCTTACGGTCGTTCTTTTGATGCTGAAATCATAGAAAAAGACGGTATAACGTCAGTTCGTGGTCGTTGGTACATTCCAAGAGGTGTAACAATCAACGGTGTAAGTACAGATGACACAATCAGAGCTATCGAAACAGGAGTTCTACGTGACATGAGCGTGGGATTTGGTGGTCCAGATATGTGGTATAAGTGTTCGGCTGATGGTAAAGATCTGTGGGATACACCATATTTTCCAGGTGATACTGACGAAGATGGAAATCGAGTATTCTTTTGGATAGTTGATGCAAGACTTCGTGAGGTTTCCACAGTGTATAAGGGCGCTTGTCCTGATGCATACATCGAAAAGGTCCGTTCTGAAATTTCAGACGGTTCTTTAAAAGAAAAACAAATTAATATGTTTGAAGAAAGGTATCAGACGCGTTTTGAACGTGATTCTGATGCCTTTTTAAATACAAAAAAATCAAAGAGAGGTAGTGATAACGTGAATGTTATTGAAGAATTAAAAAAAGGTTTAAAGGATGGTTCTATTGAGCGTAGTGCAGTAAGAGCAGCTTTAACTGATGGAGGTCATTCTTTACGTTCTCAAGAAGATACAGCTATCAGAAATGAGCTAGGGGAAGATTTAGCAACTGTTGAAGCTATCCGTAATCTTAAAACTGAGGCTAAACATGGTCGTAAATATGTAGAAGATTTAGTGGAAGAAGCTGTAAAAGAGCGTGTAGCTGTTCAAGGTGATACTTTCAATGCTGAGAGCTACAAAGCCTTGTTAGAACGTTCTGGCGATATTGAATATATCAAAGCAGAAATTGAAAGTTACCGCAAAATGAAAGGCGACAAATTCAAACCAGGTCGTCAATTAGGTGGTAATGATGATGATAGCAACGATGACGTTGTTGTCTTGGATTAAGAAAGGGGAGATATAAATGAGTTTAAGATGGCCTAAAGGTGGTATTTTACCAGATTCGTACGGTTTATCATTAACCGTATTTTGTAAGGAGCCAGTTAATTTTGGTGATGGATTAATTTTAGATCCAACTGTTGGAGATTATGGAGTTAGAAAAGCAACTGATGGAGAAGTGCCTCAACTATTTGCGAAAGTTCAAGAAAAAGAGAAGAACGTTCCGATTAGTGCTTTCGTAACTGGCTTTAGTCGTAACGTTCTTTTAAATGTGGCTGACGGTGTAGCTGTTGGTGACAAATTAGTTGTTGGTGCTGATGGTAAGTTTAAAAAGGACGCGACTGATGTATCACACATCGTAGTATTAAAAGTTAATGCTGCTAAAAATCAAGCGGAGGTGCTTATTTAATGGGTTTATTTAGAAAAGCTTTAAAAGATGGAAAACAAATTGAGTTACCTGCTTCAGGTGCTGAGTTACGTCAAGAAATGGCAAAAGTTGCTAAAGAAGAACGTTTTGCTGCTCAAGGTAGTTCTTTACTAGAAAAGAATTCATCAGCGTTATTACGCGGTGTTTTCGAAAAAGAAGGTTTAACATGGGACGATGCAAAACGAGCACTTGACCCAAACATTTGGACTCGTAGCGTTGAACAAATGTTTACAAATACAAACACTAAGCCTTTATTCCCAATCATTACAGAAGATTACGTTCGTAATGGTTATGAGAAATCTGGTCGTGCAAGTGAGTTAATTATGGGTAACGTGCCAATGGAGCAACAAACTCAAGAATTTTACTACTATGAAGATTCTGACGATGACAAAGATAGCAACTTAGATTTCAATCTTGTTGCTCAAGGTGCTCCAATTCCAGTTACAACAATTGGACTTCAAGATAAACGTTCAATCCGTGTCTACAAACGTGGTGGTGGTGTAGAAATCACTGATGAAGCTAAATCAATGAAAATTGATATGTTAGCCGCTTTCTTAAAGCGTCGTGGTCAACGTATGGGAATTACTGATGAGCGTTTAGCTATTGAAACATTAAGTAATGGTTACTTTGATGATGGTTGGGATGCTCCAGAAGTTATCGGAGTTTCAAAAGTGAACGAGCTTGATCCAGTCGATATGTGGTATGCGACTTATTACATGAATGACGAATACGGATTTACTCCCGATAGAGTAGTAATGAACTTAAAAACTGCTGAATTGTGGTTAAAAAATGTTACTCAAGCCGGTAATCCATTATTCTTAGGTAATATCTTAAATGGTGATATGCCAAATGTAATTAAATCAGCTCCATTTATCAACAAAAAAATGCCTGATGGAAAAATCATGTTCGTTGATACTGGTTTTGCTTTACAAGAGTACACTTATAAACCATTTTCTACTGAAACAGAACGTAGTGCTAAAACTCAATTGGAAGGTTCATATTCTACTAAAACAGCTGGATATGTACCATTTGAAAAACGCGCTCGTCTTATTGTTGATATTACAAAAGCTAGAGTTTAGGAGGGATTATCTTGGCTAAGAAAAAAGAGGAAAAGAAAGAAACTAAACCTGTTGAAACAGCTGACGAAGTTATAGAAGAAGTCGTAAACGATGAAACAGTTACTGTTGATGAGAATCAAGGAGAGCTAACCGAAACAGAAGAAGTTGAAACAGCTGACGAAGTTGAGAAACCAGAACTTTATACTCTTTCTAAACCCGATACCATGTTTTACGATGGTCGTTTCGTGATTACTAGTGAAGATAAAATTCCTTTACCTGATGTAATCACTGGACCAATTCAAGCTAGATTAGACTCAGGATTCATTGTCAAAGTAGAAGAATAGGAGGGATTCGATGTTCGCAACTATTCAAGATGTTAGAGACACATCAAAATATAAAGCTGATGAGTCATTTAAAGAACTGAAAGACACTGAGATTCAAGGTTATATCGAACGTGCTGATATTCAAATCACAGCAAGAGTTCACTGTGATTATTCTAAAACAGGCGATGAAATGATTCAGAAGAAATTAAAGATAGCGACTATTAAAATGGTTGACTATCTTTTTTTCATGGATTCAAACAGAAAAGCTATTGAAAGAAAAATGAGTGGACTGCAATCTGAGTCGATGGATGATTATTCTTATTCATTGTCTAGCCAATCGTTAGATAAGCTAGATACTAATACAGGAGATACGGAGCTTGATTTAATTCTAGAATCGTTACTTGTTCCGATAAGTTCTCATGCTTTTTTTGGTGTTTCTGGACCTACAAGAGCAAAAAGAAGGAAGATGTCTTATGGCATTCGATGACTTTTTAAATCATACGTGTACCCTCGTTATCCCTTCTAGTGGTGATGAGGTAGACGACTGGGACAGACCTATCATTAAAGATAAAGAAGTTCCTTTAATTCCTTGTCGTTTCATGAGAAAACGGCTGAAAAACGTCATTGTTACAGATGATACAAAAGGCTTGTATGAATCAACTCTTGTTTTATCAGCTGATCAAGAGATTAATGATGATATGCGAATTAAAAATATCAAAGATGGTAAAGGCAATCTATTAGCTAGTGACGAGTTCAGAGCTGAGGAAATACTCCCTCGTAATGACTTTGATTCCTTGCATCATTATAAAATTATCTTGAAAGGAGCTGTTTGATATGGGAAAACGTGCATCAGCTTCTTTTAAATTTGATAAGCAAGCTCAAAAATTCTTTGCTGAAATTGATAGTAAAATGCCTTTAGCAAGAGAAACTGCAGTAAAAGCAATGGGTATCGCGTGGGCTGATGGAGCAAAGGAAATCACTCAATCAGATGATCATATCGATACCGGAGCTTATGTCAACAGCATTGGTTATGAAACTAATATTCCTGGTAAAAACGGGATTATCCAAAAAGGAACGCCAATTAATGACACAGTCGAAAAAGCAAACGAGACTATTTTAACAATTGGCTCAGATGTGAGGTATGCAGCACCTTTAGAAAAACGCTATAACATTATGGCTCGTTCTTTAGATGCTAATGAAAAACGAATGCTTGAAGTTGGAAGCATGGCAGTAAGGAAAACTATATTAGGAAAGTAGGTGTTTAAATGGATTTCGTAGATGCAACATTACCAATCGCAAGTTTTTTAAAACCAATATTCAAAGAGGAAATCAAAACGATTAGGCCTTTCAAGTTAGATAAAACGGTGGAAAAGCCAGCTTTACAAGTAAAATCAGTTGGAAAAACAACTATCCAGCTGTTAGTTAGAGACGACAATGATATTAACGCTCTTAACGTCTGTACCGATGTCGCTAACTATTTACAACGTAATCACGCTGGGATTGATGGTATTAATGTATTCGATATGAAACTAACAACACCTATTTATCCAGATATGGATGAGGAAACCAAGATACCAGAAGCATGGTGTTATATGAGTATTAATTATTTTGAAAGTTAGGAGTGTCAATATGTCAAAAGAAAAAAAGCAGTTTGAAAAGAAACCTCAAGAAACAAAAGAGGTTAAAGCAAATGAAGAGACAAAAACAAAAGTTAAGTTAATCGCGCCAACAAATATGATCGGTGTTTTACAACTAAACGATATTCAGTATCTAAACGGAGAAATTGCTGAATTAACAGAAGATGAGCTTCAAACACTAAAATATGGTTGCTCATGGGACTATGAGGAGGTCAAATAATTATGGCAGAAAAAAATAATGTTTATAAATATGATAAGAAGAATATTCAAGGTGGAGCAGGTCGTTTATTGTGGAACTCAAATACTTTAAATCGTCCTAAAAAAATTAGCGATGTAATGGATCTAGAATCATTTGAAGCTAAAGATGGTTGGAGTGATTTAGGAGCTACAAACGACGGTATTGCTCAGTCACGTGGATTTGATACAGAAGATGTTGAAATCGATCAATCAAAAACACCAATCGACACATCTGTTTCAAGTTGGACTAACGCAATTTCAACCACTTTGATGGAAACATCTATTGAAAATCGTCAATTAGTTAATGTTGGTGGGGCTATTTCTGAAACTCCTGCTGTTTTAGGAACTGCAAGCAAAACAACTGCTGCTATTCCAAACGGTACTAAATTGATTAAAGTAGCTGATGGCACAGAATTTGCGAAAAGTCGTTTCATTAAAATTGGTGATGAAACAATCGCAGTTGGTACAGTTGATGGCGATGTTATTCGCTTGAAAAAAGCAATTAACAAAGAAGGCGGCTATCCTGCTGATACTGATGTGTTACCAGTTAAAGAATTAGGTACTAAAACTATTTCTTATGGTGCTCCTGAATCAGTTCCAGCAGTTCAATTAGCTCTTATTTCTCAACGTGAAGATGGCACTTTATTAATGATTGTTTATTATGAAGTGAAATTAAACGGTGATGAAGTTGAATCAACGTTCAATAAAGAAAAACGTACTTTGCCAGTTGGCTTTGTGGCTTTTGCACAAGATGATTTACCAGAAGACGAAAATGTCTATATCGAAGTAGAGCAAACTTTATTATAAAATCTAGGAGGAAACAATAATGACTGATCAAATTAATTCAATGGTAGAAAATAAAAAGGTAATCGCACTGTCTGATGGCAGTGCTTTTCCTATGCCTAAACTAACAACAAGTAAGGTGTTAAAACTGGCTAAAATGATGACTGGTGATTTTACAGGAATTTACAGCAAAGTGACTTCAACGGTTAAGAAACCAGTATTTTATCCAAAAGGCATGTTCAAGTTGGATGAAAAGAATGAAAAAATTCTTGATGAAACTGGTAATCCTATTCAATATACAGGAAATGAGCCTGTTTTAGATGCTGACGGCAATCAAGTAACCGCTTTTGATAGTAGAGATATCGAGGGGATCGTAGAGGTTGTTTTAGAAGAATTAACTGAAGAAACAATTACTAAGTTAATCGGTGTAATTCTTGGTATCTCCGAACAAGAAGCAGGTCAAATGGATATCTTTGATACTGTTATTATCATTTCTGAATTCTTAGCTAATACAAACGTTCATAAAGCTTTTTTAGCGATTCAGAAGGTAACAGGAACCTTCAAACCGAAAAAACAACCAGAAACGACAACGGAAAACACTGGATCGAACAGTTCCGTAGTACAATTTCCGAATACGCCACCAAACTAGTCGAACAGGTAGAGACGGTTTCGTGGTTTTTTAATTACACAGAAGAGTACACGCTGGAAAAATCTCCGTCCTGGTTAACAAGGAAGTATAAGCAGTCTCAAAAACTTCTTTATAATCAACGGAGAGAAAAACAGCAAGATATTACTACAGCAGTTACTCAAGTAGTATCAACTATGCTTAGTGAAGAGAAGATTGATATGTTACTGCCTTCGTACAAAGAAGCATTAGAACAGGCTGAACAAAAAGAAAAAGGTGTGTCTAATGGATTTGTACAAGGCGAATGGTGGAAGAAATAAAAAAACAGACAGTGATGTCTGTTTTTGATGAAAGGAACATAGTAAATGGATTTGATAAAAAATTTAGAATTTTGGAAATTAATCTTTTATATACTTATTCCTTCGATATTAATTGGTCTATGGTCTGTGAAGGAATAACGTTCTACAAATTAGCCAAGAAACTCATAATTGTTCTTTTTACTTCTAAAGTTACTTTATCGTTTAAACCAGAGCGCATATTGCTACTAAATTCATATTCACCAGGTTGATAATCAATATTAAAAGAAATCTTATTTGTCGGAATATTAGACCCAGTTGGAGTTCTGACTAAAAGGTATTGTTGAGGTTTTAATG